CAGTATAAGCGTCAGATTCCTGATGTTAAGGCTGCTTTCCATGTACTGAACTGGCAGAAGTTCTTCAAGGTAACTATTCAGGAGAAAGACCTGAAACAATGTTTCCTTGGTTGGGATGGAGTTCAGGACACTATCTCAAAGATTATTGAGTCTATGAGTACGGGTCTTAATTATGCAGTATTTATGACGATGAAGTACATGGTTGCCCGTGTAATCCTTAAAGGACAGGGTAATGCAGTAGAAGTACCTCAGGTATCGGCTGCTAATATGAAGACTATTATTGCGGGTATTAAGGAAGTATCTAACAACTGGACATTCCTTAGTAGAAAGCACAACCTTGCAGGGGTAGCAAACCATACTCCTAAAGAGAATCAGTATCTCATTCTTACAAATGAATTTGATGCTATCATGGATGTAGAGGTTCTTGCTTCGGCATTTAATATGGATAAGACTGAGTTCTATGGACATCGTATCCTTGTAGATGGCTTCGGTGAGATTGATAACGACTTTATGCGTGATTTATTCACAGATACGAATGGTAATGTATCTCCTATGTATGTTCCGATTACTGATGAAGAGAAAACCGCTCTTAATCAGATTCCTGCTATCTTGTTTGATAGTAAGTTCTTACAGATATATCAGAATATGCATGAGATGACAGAGAAGTTCAATGGAGAGTCAATCTATTGGAACTATTGGTTACATGAGTGGATGACATTCTCTATATCTCCATTTGCACAGCGTATGACATTCGTTCAGGGTACACCTGCTGTATCCGCTATATCTATTAGCCCATCTGAGGCAACTATTGGCGTAGGTCAGAAAGTACAGCTTACTGCTACAGTAACTACTGCTAACTTCGCTAATAAGGCTGTTGTATGGACTTCTAGTAATGAAACAGTTGCTACAGTAGATGCTACAGGAGCAGTAACTGCCATAGCTGAGGGAGAAGCAGTAATTACTGCCACATCTGTTGTAAATGACCAGGTATCAGATACCGCGACTATAACTGTTGCCTAAGGTTATCACCCTTTGTTTGATACCCCGTCTGGTTAGTCGGGAACTGGGCGGGGTATATATTTGGAGGAAAGAATATGGCTGCTATTACACCTAATGGTACTATAAGATTGTTAAAGAAGGTACCTCTTAATCCTAACTATGCTCATAGTATAGCATTTTCAAGTATATCAGAGCAAGATAGTTATATGGAAGATTCGGGTAAAGTAGTTCTTACTTTAACAGACCAAAACTATGTTAAGACCGATAATGGTAAAATACGTATAAAAATTAATCCAGATAGCGATAAAATAGAAGATGCTAGTTATATGATGTGGAAGAATCCAAGTGTGGGTGAAAATTCTGCTCAAAAATGTTACGCATTTATAACTAATGTAGATGTAGTTAGTGCTAATGTAGTTGAGATTACATACAAAATAGACGTATTACAGACTTTTGTTATACGTAATAGAATAACATTTAAGGAATGTTATATCGAAAGAAGTCATACAGCTAGTGATACTGTAGGGGGTAATCTTGCACCAGAACCAGTATCATTCTCTGATAAGGTATATCAGACAACAGAGGATTTTGGTATACCAAATGGTTATAGTAATTTCAGAATAATAATGTGGGCTACATTCTACATCGGTGATATAGCACATGCACCTAATGTTCCAGCAATATTTGATGGAATGAAACAAGGTTGTATGCAAGGGTTATGCGCTACAGTATTTAGAAATTTTGATGCCTTTAAGAATTTAATGAATCAAATAGGTAGCTGGAGTGAAGAGAAGTATAACTTCATTGTGAATAACATAGTAGCTATTATTGCTGTACCAGCAGCATTTGCACCTATGGAAGATGAATCTCTAAATTTTGATGAATTAGCAGATGGTGGTTTGCACTCTATAACTCAGACATTTACAAAGAAACAGAGTGGTTCATTAGATGGTTATAGTGATGTTAAGAATAATAAGTTATATACATACCCATTTAACAATTTTTATCTAACAAATAATGATGGTGGTATACAGGAATACAGGTATGAATATTTTGATAGTGATATGACTTTCATAGCAAGTGCGGCAGTTCAGCCTAATTTTGAGATTGTTGTATATCCTATGAATTATGCTGGTGCTGGTGGTTCAGGAGATAAAGCATTATCATTATCAGGTTACCCACAAGTACCTTGGGTTTCATCAGCATATAAACAATGGTTAGGTACATCTAAGATGTCATATGATATGCAGGCAGCTACAATGGGAGTTGGAGCATTATTAGCTGGTGCAGCAGGTCAGCCTATTTTAGCATCATCTATGGCTTCACAAGTATTGGGTATGGCATTTAACTACAATAGAGAGCAAAATCAGGCAAAGCAACTACCAAATAATGCACATAGTGGCTCTTCATCTGCAAAGACAGTAGCAAATCTCAAAAAGGTTACAGGCTATCAATACTGTATAAATAAGAGAGATGCTAGAAGAATAGATGATTTCTTTACAGAATTTGGTTATGCAAGGGGTATTATAGGTACTCCTAGTATATCTAATGGCAGAAAGAATCAACATTATATAAAAACATCAGGATGTATGGTGTTAGGCGAGTGTCCAGCAGAATATTGTAGAGAGATTGAAAACATTTTTAATACAGGAGTTACCTGGTGGAAGAATGGTCAAATAGGTGACTACAACTAAGGAGGTATAAAATGCCACGTAAACGTAATAAACAGAGCGAGCAATTTATACGTTCCGCTTTGATGAATGCATGGGATTTTACAGACTATGAGGATATGCTTACAGAGATAGCACTTTCTCGTTTCGAATGGAAAAATCTTCCTGACACTTGTGATGAAAGGTATCTTGAGAAAGCATTATTCTATAATGGTAAAGCAGTTTACTGTAGAGACGATGTAATAGGAGACCTTACCCTAAAGGTTGCGCTAGGAAATAGATTAGGGGTATATGGTGTTCCTACCCAGTATGAGGGTTATGGTAGTAATGAGTATAGGATAAAGCTTGATGTTTCAAACTCAGTTCTTATATTTAATAACTACAAAATGAAACCTACATATCAGTTAATACTAAATTATGCAATGAGATTGTATGAGTTAGATAGAACAATAGATGTAAACGTAGGTGCTCAAAAGACCCCAGTATTAATATTATGTGATGAAAACGAAAGGTTAAGTATGGAGAACCTTTATACCCAGTATGAGGGTAATAGACCTGTAATATTTGGTAAAAAAGGGTTGTCTCTAGATAATTTTGAAGTACTAAAGACAGATGCACCTTATGTGTCAGACAAAATTTATGACCTAAAGGTTAATCTCTTTAATGAAGCTTTAACAGCATTAGGTATATCAAACGTATCTATAGAGAAACGTGAAAGATTAGTATCTGATGAAGTCTCAAGGGCTATGGGTGGTACGATGGCTAACCGTATGGCTTATATGTCTATGAGAGAGAAAGCCGTTGATAAGATTAATAAGATGTTTGGTACTGACATAGAGGTTGTGTTTAGGTCTGATGTTGAAGATGGTGATGTATCAGACGAGGATGAATCCTTTGATACAGATAGTGTTGATAAGGAGGAGAGCAATGAGTGATTTTACTACCCAGCTAAGATTTATATGTGAATCATACGCAGGGCGAACCGAAGAGGGTAGTGAAGCGCATGATGTGGACAGCATAATAGCGTTGGCTAGACCCCAATTATTTAACTTTGATTACCCCATATTCGATGAAGCATACAAACCTGAGTTAGAAACTAAGATTATAAACCACTTTTACACTCAGGAAATAGGTCAAGAGACAGTAGGCTTATTCAAACAGCGTCTTAAAACAAAGATGCGAGAGATAATGCCATATTACAATCAACTGTATATGTCGGAAAGGTTGAAGTTTGACCCATTTAAGAACGCAGATTATGTAGATTTGCACAATGCAAGCGAAGAGGGTAGTAGGAGAGGAACTAATGATAATTCATCAAGTTTCCAAAATAGTACGGTAAATGATGTAGATAATACACATAATGATACCACTAATACTACAGATTCATCTAGTGGATTAACTCACGAAGAGGGTAATGGTTCAGATACTAAAACAGGTTCGGGTACTAGCAACACAACTACTTCAAATACAGAAAACTTTGAAGAAAGTGGTTCAACAACAGTAAATAATACCTTAACTATGTCTGGTAAGGAAACAACTACCAATAAATTAACAAGTCCACAGGATGTTATATACAAAGAAGCTGATACCCCATTAGGTTCCGTTGGTAGTTCATCAGGAGGAGAAGGTCCTAGTGGAATAAATAGTGGTTATCTATCAAAGTTAACAGAAACAAGGACTAATGGTGGTAATACTGAATCAGAAAAAAGTTTTACAGGTAGAAAAGATGCTACAGATGGAAAAACAACAAGTTCTTCAGAAAGTACAAAGACTGGCTCAGGTACAAGCAATACTACAACAAGTAATACTGAAAATGGTACTAATGAATTTGCGAAGGATGGTACACATTCAGATAGTAGTCAAGGTTCTGTAGTAAATAATGGTGGGTATCACATAGATAATGATACTATATCAAATGGTGCATCTACATCTAATACTGTAGATACAGCAAATACAAAGAATAAGCAAGATTACTTTGGTAAGGTATTTGGTAAGGTAGGTAGTGAAACCTATAGTGAGATGCTTAACAAATTCAGGGCAACATTCTTAAATATAGATATGGATGTTATACATGAATTAGAACCATTGTTTATGCTTGTTTGGTAAGGAGGGTAAAATGAGACACGACTTATTCGCAGGTAAGAAGTTTGCTCCTTTGGTACTACCCGCAGTATATGATGATGTATTATCATATGAAGAGTGGTTATCAAAAGTGATATACCGTATCAATGAATTACAAGAGTATATTGATGATACGATGGAGAACATTGAGCAAATCATATCTCAAACGGTAGATAATAAGTTAGTTCCTGTCAAAAATGATGTTACTAACATAAAAGTAAGACTTAATACCATTGACAAGACACTTGCTGACTTAGATAAATCTATCAAGTCTTCGTTAAAGAAGGCTAAGGAGTATTCTGATAGTCTTAATAATAAGACTAATAAGAAGTTTGATAAATCTATAGCAGATTTACAGAAGATAGTTGAAGAGTATTATGATGAGTTAAAGCATGCAGATGAAGATTTGAAGGTAGCACTTACAAAAGCATATGAAGATTCTGATTTAGAAACTCTTAAAGAGGCAAAGAGATATACACATCATATCATAGGTGTTAATAACAACAAAATCTTTGCAAGTATAGAAGAGTTATCTCGTAGGGTAGACAATATCATTAATGAGTATCCTGAATTATATGACCCTGCTACTGGAGAAACTGAACATATGCAGGAACTCATATATAATATGTATAGAGCATTGAGAACTTTCGGTATACCTTCTATGCTGTATGATGACCAACAGTTAACTGCTGAAGAGTATGATGCTATGGGTCTTGATTCACAAGTCTATGATACAGCGATGGTTTGGAGATTATGGTATAAATTCAAGTTCATGTTCAACCCAGTTACTGGTAAGCAGGAGTCTTTAGCAGACATCGTTAACTTCCTATTCACACAGTTGAGATGGAACGGTAAGACGGTTGATGAATTTAATGCTTATGAAGCAACTGTAGATGAACTTGATAATTCTACATATACAGCTTGGGAGCAAGCAAACAGCAAATACTATACGAAGCCTGAGAAAGATGTTAAGAATAAAGCTTTTCGTAACTGGATTTTGCTTGCACAAGATAATGAGGGTATTGCAGAGGTTAACTTCTCTGACAAGAATCTCGATGATTTATGTGTTAATTATGGTGATGATGGGTTCTTTACATTCCCTGCTGCTGACGGTACATATACAGCACCGAACAGCAACACAATCACTATAGTAGATAAAGTAGCAACTCTTACGGGTAACCCTGTGGCTATGTATGGTGTAAACTATGTCACAGATATAACCGAATTAAACAGATGAAAGGAGAACTAAGATGAGTAAAAGTATTGCTAACATCGAAGTTGATGAAAACAAGTTCAACAGCACCAATGAAACAGAGAACTTACACCTTCCTCAGTTCGTAGCAACTGATAAACCAGGTTGGTTAACAGATTTCAATGGTGCTATGGAGGTAATTGACGAGGCTGCTGGGGTATTACAGGACCAGATTACAGAACAGTTTGAGGATTTGGAGTCTGTTCATACCCAGTTAAATAGGGTTGATGATGATATTAACAACCCTGAGCATGGTCTCAAGCAGTTACATGCAGATAACAGTAATCGTATTAGTCGTCTTGAGACTACAGTAGGTAATGAGTCTCATGGTCTTGTAAAGGATGTAAATGAATTGCAGGATGATATGGTACAGACAAATACGATGGCAGTTAAGGATAATGCTACTCTGGGTAGTGTTGTTAATCTGTTATGTAACAAGTTTGTTACTACTGCACAGTATAATCCTGGTGCATATGTATACACAGAAAACGATGATGGTTCTCTGAATTTCTTACGTTGTACTACATTACATCACGGAGCATTTAACCCTGACCACTTTGAGGATGTTACAGAGAAGCTTATCTCTGCTCTTGATAATAGTGGTGGTGGCGGTGGTAGTCAGTATGTTCTTCCTGTTGCAGGAGATGCTGATGACCCTGATGCAGTTCTTGGTGGTGTAATTGTTGGAGAAGGTCTCTCGATTGACCCTGAGACTGGTATCTTATCACGTACAGTAACACCTACAGAAGGTATTGGTTCTGATTACTATGCTAGTCGTGTAAGAGCAGGTCTTGTTAAGCCTAACACGGATGCAGGTCTTGATGTAAATTCATCTAATGGCGTTATAAGCATTATCATTGATGATAATACTATGGTATTCACACCAGATGGTAAGTTAGCAGCAAAGCCTGACACATCTCGTTTCGCATCAGGACAGGGTATTAATATATCTAATGAAGCAGTACCACACGTATCTGTGAAGTTAGCAGCAAATGGTAACCTTGGTTTTGATAGCGATGGTGGTCTTCGTGCTATTCTTCCTGATAGTGCATATACTATCGTACAGGGTAGCGGTGTTGAGATTGTTACTGATGCACAGAACAACACTAAGACAATCAATATTAAGCAGGCTTCTCCTAATGAATTAGGTGGAATTATGACTACCCCAGATGAGTTCTACATCGAGCATACTGATGAAGACCATCCTAATAATGTAGAAGGTAGACTTCACCTTCAGTTATACGAGAACAAGGGTCTTAAAAAACAGTCAGGACAAGGTTTCTATGTTGGTGTCGATGGCACTACTGTAACATACGACCAGAATGGTAACCTTCAGGCTACTGGCGGTGGTGGACAGCCTTATGTACTTCCTATCGCAAGTGATTCAACTCTCGGTGGTGTTAAGGTTGGTACAGGTCTTGAGATAAACTCTTCAACAGGTATGCTTCGTACCAAGGTTGCAGGAAGTGATGCACTTGGTGGTATTAAAGTAGGTGATGGTCTCAGTATTGAATCCGATGGTACACTAAGTGTTTCAGGCGGAGGTGGCGGTGTTTCTGATGTTCATTTTATACAGGACTACTATGATTTTGATACTGGTTTCTATAATACTTATATTCATAACACAATATCTAGCCTGCTTGATAAGACAGGTGGTAGAATGTTACCAGTTGTATTACATTGTGGAAAGTTTGTACAAGGAGAATGGAAAACATTAGATATGATTAATCCATTAGGTATAACACCACCTGACCCCAGGGCATTATCTACAGATATTTATATCCGTAAAGGTACACCAGTTGTACAATTATGTGGTTCATTCCCTTGTGGTCATCTCGCAGGACAGCAAATACCTGGTACACTTCCTCCAGAAAGATATGGTTATTTTGCTACATCTTATGGTTCTACATCTATGCAGATTGGAGTACTCAAAGAGGATGTATCACTTCTAAAGCTCTATTATTTTGTTACGGTAGACGATATTTTAGTAGGAGATGTATGGGATATGACTAACCCAGCAAGTCCTACAGTTATCGAAGATGTGTTCCTTGATGATAAACTTGTTCAGCAGACAGGTTCATTCGGATTTGGAGCAGTAGCACAGAATCTTGTTGGTGAGGATGGTGCTATCATACCATGTAAGAACATTAATATGTATGGTAATCCTTATTTTGCTAGTTCTTTTAATGACCCAACTATCAAGCACCCAATTGTTGAGACACAATTGAATGTGATAGATATACCAGAAGAGAGTAGATATAAGCCGCTTACATTGTTCTTGCCTATGTATTTCAGACCTAGCCAAGGCTTCAAGAGCTACTATAGTAGCGTATGGAGTGACATCTGGGATACAACAGGAGGTGCACCGCCTCTCAAGGGTTATTCAGCAGAGATAACCTACAGAGTAGATATTGCTTCTAATGATAATTTGGATACTCGTCATACTGTATTCGAGAAGACATTCAGAATCAGACGTTCTATGTGGGAAGGTTGGAACAATGGAGACAGAGATTATGTTCCTGTAAGAGATTATACTTACGGAGATATTACAGTTGGACATGACCCGCAGGAATATAGATACCTGAGTGCAGACATCTACCCATCTGACGCTTCAAAAATTATAGTTACTGCTTCTATAGTTATTGAGAACGAGGATACAGGTTCTGTTAGAACTACGTTTAGTGAGTACTACAACGATGCTACACATAAGGACTTCGAACTTGGTTGGGTAGAACTTGCAACGGTAGACCAAGAGGGTAATCCTTTACCATCTGACTATGGTACACCTTCAGACCCAGGTTCAGCTAGAAGTGCAACACTTAACTACTATCTGTATGAAACAGATAACTATTGATAGGAAGGAGAAAAAGCTATGATAGTAACTAACGCAAGCGAAAGAACTCAATGGTTCCACTTCCCTCTGTTTACTAAGGACGATAAGTTCAACTTCACGGATTGGAACCATACCTTCGAGGAGTTAGATGACATTCTTGAGGGTATGAAAATAAAGATTGATGCTGTAGAAGCTGGAGAGAGCAAACTCACATCAGACTTTAAGCAGATTGAGGAGAAGATGTTAGAGTTAAAGTCAATAGTAACTGACTATACATACTTCTTCAATGACTTAAAGAAAGATTTTAAGGAGTTACGTGCTAATCAGATTGAACTTGCAGCAGCAGTCAAGGAGATTATCAATCAAGATTACCCTGATAAGATTAATACTATCGAGCAGGAGATTAGCGGTCTTGATGCTAGGGTAACTGCACTGGAAGGATGAAAGGAGAATAGATATGCAGTCAACACTACATTATAACTTCCCCCTCTATGAGGGGGAAGATACTCCTAATTTACTCGTAGAATGGAACGCAACTATGCAGGCATTAGATACAAAACTCTATGCTCTGTCTATAGGTAATGCAGGTCCTGAGATAATTAGAGAGATAGAGCAGTTAATTACTGCTGTAAATGGTTTAATTGATGAAGTAACACAGGCTATAAGTGATATTGATGAACTTCAGCAGACTGTTAATGGTGTACAGAGTACTGTGACATCGTTATTTAACAATATTGATGAGATTCAAGATTCAGTTGTAGCATTACAGGGTGTTATTACAACTGTACAGCAGTTGGTTGCTTCATTACAGGAAGATGTTACAGGTAATACAGATGATATAAGTTCATTACAGAGTAGTGTTAACACACTCACATCGTCTGTCTCCACATTGAATGGTGCTCTTGAGAATATGCAAACAAGTATATCAGGTATAAATAACAGGGTAACTGCACTTGAGCAAGCACCTGCATATGAATTACCTAAAGCATCAGCAAATACCCTTGGTGGTGTTAAGGTTGGTAATAACTTATCAATAGATGATAATGGTGTATTATCAGCATCAGGTGGGTTAGAAACACTCCCAGATGGTGTAATGGTTCATCAAAACTATTACCGAGATAAGTATCGTCTTTTTAATAGGGGTAACTTACATACTCCTTTCGAGGCACATGTAGGTCTACTTATTGATATGTATGATGATTCTATTGTAGTAGAATATGCATTAAATAAAGTATGGAATCCTACAAACCATATATGGGTAGATGATACAACTCTTCCTAATAATAATAGCTATACTTTAACATCACTTGATGTTTTTGATCATACTACAGGTCAAATGAAGGAAGTTCCATTTGATGTAGCTAATATAGGTGAGAAAGCTTTGGTAACAAACATGTATGTGTTAAACGTAAGTGGATGTGTTATAAATGTACCTGGTATGTTTGTAGCAAACTCTTTACCTTCAAGTAGTATTCCTTGTCAGTTATATCCATATATACCACAGCCTGGAGGTGTACAGCATTGTGCTTTTGACTTTAAATTAAATGCAGTAGCTGAACCACATAGTATAAACTTATCACCTGAATTTAGCATAAGTACTATTAATCCATTCTTCAGTGGGTCTGTAGATGGATTAATTGATGTAGCTAATAAGCCTAATATAAATCCTAGTAGCTATATTTTTGGTCAAAAAATTTCATTTTCTGCAATAGCAGGTCCTTATAGCTCCTATACCAAGCCTACTATCATTAATGTTGATGAATTAGTACCTCCTACTTCTGGAGCAGTAGCAAGCTATACTGGAAATATAGTATGTCAATTCCAAATTGGATTTGATATCGGTGATGGTCAAGCTTAATAGTATTCTTTCCTATATGAAAAGACCCTACTGATAATTCAGCGGGGTCTTTTCTATATCAAGGAGTCAAATATAAGAAATAATCAAGTTAATCTATATTTGGTAGAAACAAGCACTACCCCTCCACTTATACGTTTGGCTGCCAAACCACCTGGCATCTCAAATCCGCTCTTAAAATCTGTTAAATTAAAAGGTTTTGATAGCCATTCTTTCTCTTCCTCACTTTTGGGGTGTATCTCTCTACCTTCTAGCCTTGCTGTAAGTAAAGCCTTTGAACGTCTACACATTCCTGAGCATTTTACTACATATGTAGAATCAAAATCATTTTCATTTACTTCCTTCTCAATGTAGGTTTTCTGTTTAACGAATAAGCCGAGTTCCCAAAATCTCTCTAATTTCCAGTAACCAAACTTTGTTGGGTGTTCCTTTATACCCTGAACAGCAAGCTTACCGCATTGTAAGTGAACGCTGTCTGTGTCACAATACACAAAATACTTATAGTTCTGTTTTATAACATCAAGTAACACTTCTCTTCCGTATGCTGTTATGTATGTTGCTGCGGGTATATACCACGCTCTGCTTGGGTCTTCTCTAACAACATTCTTAAATTTTACATTACCATCTTCATCAAGATATGGTACTCTTGTTGTTGCTTCAGGTTTAGCACTTAATTTACCCGCTAGGTTGTTTAGTAATAACTTACTACTTATCCTACTTATACCCTCACTATTAATCTTTTTCTTCTCATACTTCTTTATATACTCACCAAATAATTCTTTACCAGTCTTTGTCCAGAACCAAGCACCATCTAATACTTCAAAGTTATCTATATCATATGTGTCTCTAAATAGCTTAAAGTCTACTTCGTTCATAGTTAGTTCAACTGTAAAGGGTTTAGTACCACCATTCTCATCCTCATAGCAGTTGTAGTACTCTCCATTCAATTCAACATCAGTGCTTTCAAGGTACTCATTACCATCATATAAAGGGTTATCTCTAATCTGTATTATAGGTATTCTGTTTGGCTTTATTCGAAAACTACAGCTAAACCTAATAAAATACGTCTTCTCTTTTATTTGCAACACGTGATATGGAATAGAGCCTTTGAATGGGTGAGGCTTTCCTATAGGATACTTTCTATCACTATTCATAACAGCAGGATATAAACTGTTTACATCATACGTTATTCCACCCGTTAAGATTCTACCAGCCTTCTTAGGATTGAGATAGCATATACCACCATGATAAGCCTTTCTAAAATATGGGTCATAACCCTCATAAGCTATATTAGGAAAGTATACACTCATTGATGCATAGTTATTTGTCTTAATATATTCTGATTTACAGCAACTACCTATAGTCATACCTGTATGGTTCTCTTCTAACACAAATTTCTTCAATGCTCTCCAAAGTATCTCAATATCTCTTTCAAGATATTCTCTATCTTCATCGCATAACTCTTCTCCTACTTCTCTATGCTTAATATAATCAATTTCTTTCTTCTCTACACCCATCTCCTCTCCAATATCTGCCAATGCAAAGGGTAATAACTTAGCACTATCTCTTATGTAGATATACTTTTTATCTTCTATATGTATAACCATCTCATACCACTCATTAGAACTACTGATTGTAGTCTTTATAGAATAGTCAGGCATATAACTATCTGTATACCATGTTTCACAATCCTCATCATAAGCTACTTTATACCCTTTGTGTAACAACATATCTAACAGAAAGCTATTATCAAACTTCATATTGTGAAAGTATACCACAGATTTCTTGTCTCCAGTAATATTTAGTAATTCTTCATACCAAGAATCAAGACTATTGCTGATATATGGTGTGAATTCATCTGAACGAAGGTTAGCAAATCCACCCGCCCATACATCAGTACGAGTCTGCTCTTGGGTATTCTCATCTACTGTTGTCTCAAAATCTGCGACATACAGTTCACAATAACGAGTTTGTATCATAATTTCACTGCTCCTAACTCTATCAACTGTGCTATGCTCTCATCATTAGCCTCTAATATATCATTGAGTTTCTCTTCGGGTGTCTTCTGAGTACCTAATGTGCTTGTTAGCTGTGCAAGT